GGTGTCTGCCAGGTGCGCCCGGTTCAGAGACCCGGTTGAGACCCAAGTCACATTTAGCTGAGTCACGTTCGGTTATGTCCGCAAGGGACGGCCACATACCAATTTTGGGAGGTGACCCCATGGCGAAGGGTGGCGCGCGCGCTCGCTCTGGTCCGGCCCCGACTTCAACTGAGCGGAGCCACAAGGCCAAGGCACCTGACGCTAACGGCTGGGTCACCCTGCCCGCTGAGGGTCGGAGGGACGCCCTTCCAGCCTTTCCGCTGGCCAACCCGAACCCGCGTGAGATGGAGCTTTGGGAACGCCTCTGGGAGACCCCACAGGCGGTCATGTGGGAGAGGCTTCACCAGGACTTTGAAGTAGCGTCCTACGTTCGTCTGCTGGTTCGTGCTGAGTCTCCGCGCTCGTCCGCGATCGTGTGGGGCCAGGTGAAGCAGTTTGCAGAGTCCCTGGGCCTCTCGGTTAGTGGCATGCAGCGGAACCGCTGGACGATTGGCCAGGTCGACGCTGACGACGATGCCCCGGTTGTTGAGGCTGAGGAAGACTCGTTCGATGACCGGCTAAGGCTGGTGGTGGGTGATGGGTGATCCGCGCATCATGCGGGTTACCTTGCGGTGGATTGAGCGTCACGCGGTTGTTCCTGATGGCTTCCGGCAGGGTGAACCCTTCCGGCTACTCCCCTGGCAGATGAAGGTAGCTGCCAATTTCTACGCGGTCCGGCCGGACGCTGAAGTAGGCCAGCGCTCTACTGCGTTTGTGTACCGGCGCGCGCAGGTCATCATGAGCCAGAAGAGCGGTAAGGGCCCTTTCGCTGCCGCTATCGTCCTGGGCGAGGCTGCCGGACCTACGGTCTTTGACGGCTTTGCTGAGGCTGGCCAGCGCTACCGGTGCCGAGACTACGGCTGCCCGTGCGGCTGGGCCTATGCGTACGCCCCGGGTGAGCCGATGGGTGTCCCCCAGCCGACCCCGCTGATTCAGCTACTGGCCACGTCGGAAGACCAGGTTGCGAACGTCTACCGGCCGCTGACTGCCATGATCAAGCACGGTCACCTAGGCGCAATCATGAGCGTCCGGGAGGGCTTTGTCAGGGTGGGCGAGGAAGGCCGCATTGACGTTGTGACGTCCTCTGCACAGTCGCGCCTAGGTAACCCCATCACCTTTGCGATTCAGGACGAGACAGGCACGTATACGGCTACCAACAAGATGATCAAAGTAGCCGAGACGATGCGCCGTGGTCTCGCTGGCATGTCCGGCCGTTCGATGGAGACGACGAACGCCTACGATCCTTCTGAGGAATCGACGGCTAAGCGGACTCACGAGACCAAGGCTGGGGACGTCTACCGCTACTTCCCGCAGGCCCCGCTAAACCTGTCGTACCGCAACAAGCAGGAACGGCGGAAGATTCACAAGGCTGTTTACGCTGACTGCCCGCATATCGACCTTGACGCGATCGAGGCTGAGGCCAGCGAACTAGCCGAGACTGACCCCGCGCAGGCTGAGCGGTTCTTCGGTAACCGCATTGTGGCCGGTGCTGGTGCCTGGGTTGAGCACAACCTATGGGAGGCCAGGGCCGACACTAAGCGCGTTGTGAAGGCCAAGACGCCCATTGTACTGGGATTCGATGGTTCGGACGTTGACGACTGGACGGCATTCCGCGCTGAGACGCTGGACGGTTTCCAGTTCACTCCGACTTTTGGGCCCAACCGGCTGCCAACCATTTGGAACCCTGCCGACTACGGCGGGCAAGTCCCCAGGCTGGAAGTGTCGGCTGCCCTTGATGAGCTGATGAAGCGCTATGACGTGAAGCTGGTTTACGCCGATCCTCCCTACTGGGAATCGGAGGTTGACCAGTGGTCGGCTGATTACGGGGACCGGGTTGTAATCAAGTGGTACACGCGCCGTGTTGTCCAGATGCATAGTGCTGCCGAACGGCTGAAGACCGATATCAGTAAGGCTGACACCCCGTTTACCCATGACGGGTGCCCGATTACGTCCGGTCACATCAGGAACGCGCGAGCCGCTGCTAGGCCCCAGGGCCGGTATGTGCTGGCCAAGGCTGCCGCCGATCAGAAGATTGACGCTGCGGTTACCAGCATCCTGGCTCATGAGGCAGCACTAGACGCCGTGGCCGCCGGAATGGCCGCACCTAAGCGCAAGTCCTATTACTACGGAACGTGAGGGAGGGGGCATCTTGGCCACCCTAGAGGAAGCCAGCGCGCTGGTTGACATCCTGGAGACGGAGCTACGTAACCGGCGATGGGAGATCGACCGTAACGAAGCGTATTACCGGGGTCGCCAGCCTCTGACCTTTGCGTCCGATCAGTTCAAGAAGTACCACGGGGACCGCTACAAGGACTTTGCTGACAACTGGGTTCAGGTGGTCGCTGACGCCCCCGTAGAGCGGCTGACAGTCCAGGGCGTCAAGCCTGCCGAGATGACTGAGGCCGATAAGGAATCGTGGCGCGTGTGGCAGACCAACGCGCTGGACGCTGACTCACAGCTAGGGTTCCTGGGCGCTGTCACTGCTGGCCGTAGCTTCGTGCTCGTCTGGGGTGATCCTGACGACCCTGACACCCCGTGCGTGACGTTTGAAGACGCATCCATGTGCGTGGTCATGTACGAGCCTGGCTCGCGCCGTAAGCGCCGTGCAGCGCTGAAGCGGTGGGAAGATGGCGGGTTCGATTACGCGACGCTGTACCTTCCGGATGAGGTTTGGAAGTTCCGGCGCGCTCACCTTTCGGTTCCCCGTAAGTCCCTGATCATGCTTCAGGCTGATGACGAGATCGACGGTTGGCAGCCGCGTGACATGGGCGACGAGCCGAACCCTCAGCCCAACCCAATGGGTGTGGTTCCGCTGGTTGAGCTTCCCAATCGGCCCATGCTGGTGTCTGACCCGATTTCGGACGTCACGGGCGTGGTGTCCATGCAGAATGCGGTTAACCTGCTTTGGGCTCAGCTCTTTACCGCGAGTGACTATGCGTCCTTCCCTCAGCGGATTGTTCTTGGCGCTGAGCGCCCGGTTGTCCCTGTGCTGGACGAGAATGGCCAGATCGTTGGTGAACGCCCGGTTGACCTTGAGCGCTTTGCTGTTGACCGGGTGGCGTTCTTCACTGGGGAGGACGTCAAGATTGATGAGTGGTCGGCTGCCAATCTTGACGCCTACACCAGTGTCATTGAAACGGCGGTTGGCCACATTGCGGCTCAGACCCGTACGCCTGCGCACTATCTCATCGGCAAGATGGCGAATCTGTCGGGTGACGCGCTGATTGCTGCCGAGACTGGTCTAGTCAAGCGGGTTGAGGAAAAGCAACTGTGGTTCGGCCAGGCTCTACGCGAGGTTTTCTCGCTGATCGCACTGGCCCAGGGCAACGACGCTAAGGCGCGGGCCGTCCGGGCGGGTTCGATCCTGTGGGCCGACGCTGAGTCTCGCTCGCGTGCCCAGACTGCTGACGCGCTGCTGAAGCTGAAGACCATCGGCTTCCCCTTCCAGTTCCTTGCCCTTCAGTACGGGCTTACGCCCACTGAGGTTGCTGACCTACTGGCCATGAAGGAAAAGGAAATGCTGGCCGATCCGATGGGCGCGCTGTCTCAGATCATGACGCACAACCCTGGTGATTCGGTCGACCCTAACGGCGGTAGCGATGGTTTGGAGCCTGCGGGCACGGAAGCACCAGATGGAGCGGGAACGGCTGGCTGACGCGACAGCACGCGCCGTTCTCGCTGAGTGGGCAAAGGTCGACCCCAACGCGGTTGCAGAGCATTGGGGCCGACTACTCCCCCGCGTGACCAAGCTGGTTCAGGCTGGCCAGTTCAAGGCAGCCGACATGAGCAACGAATACATGCGTGAGCTACTGGGGCACCTTGAGGCTGAGGTGATCCCGGAACGGTTCGCAGGCCAGACGCCGGACGGGCGGAACCTGATGAGCCTACTTGCCCGCGCTATCCCTACCGCCCTATGGCGCCGTGATGATGGGGACTCGCAGCGAACCGCAATGGCTCGCGCTGGGGCCTTTCTCAACATGGTGACCAGGACGGTAATTGCTGACACTGGCAGGCAGGCAGATCAGGCCGCAATGGTCGGTAACCGCCAAGTGACTAGCTATGTGCGCGTGGTGGAGCTTCCCGCGTGCGCCCGCTGCATAATCCTTGCCGGTCGTGAGTACAGCGTCTCTACGGGCTTCCAGCGTCACCCTAACTGTGACTGCACGATGGAGCCGGTAACCAAGCGCAAGGCTGGTTACACGCTTGACGCTATGGACATGTTCGAGCGCATGTCACCCGAGCAGCGCCGGAAGGTGTTTGGCGAGGCTGGGGCAAAGGCCATTGATGATGGGGCCAACATTTACAGCGTGGTGAACGCCCGTAAGGCGATGGACACGGTTGAGATGTTCGGCCGGAAGGTCCAAGTGACCCACGTTGGAACGGGCCCGAGGAACAAGCCACGGCGCCCGCCCAGGCTCATGCCTGAAGAGATCTACAAGCAGGCGGAAGACCGTACGCACGCCATCAGGCTTCTTTACAAGTACGGCTATCTCCGCTGAGGGTCGCGCGCAATAGCGCACCCCACATACCAATTTTGGTACCTGACTAGCGCGCAAGGCGCATGGAGGAATCACGCATGCCTGAAACCGAGCAGACGCCAGCCGAGACGGACGAGACTGTCACTGACGAGACTGCCAGCACTGACCCGGCGGGTAGCGCGGGCAGTGAGACGGACGAGCCTGACCCCGCTGGTTCAGAGGCCCTGGGCGACGCCGGTAAGAAGGCGCTGGACTCCATGAAGGCCAAGTGGCGCGAGGAGAGGGACAAGCGGCGGGCCCAAGGGTTCCGGCGACACAGACACCCCCGACCCGGACACGATCCGGCGAGAGGCGGCGCGAGAGGCCACACAGAAGGCGAACGCGCGAATCCTTCGGTCGGAGATCAAGGCGGCGGCGGCGGGCAAGTTCACTGACCCCGCTGACGCGCTGGCATTTCTGGATCTGTCCAAGTTCGAGGTTGACGAGAACGGCGACATTGACCCGGACGAGATCTCAGAGGCGATCGAAGACCTACTAACCCGGAAGCCTCACCTAGCCGCAACGGCCCGGCCGCGCTTCCAGGGCACTGGTGATGGTGGCGCTGCACAGAGGCAGACCGGCCCCAAGCAGCTAACCCGAGATGACCTGAAGCGGATGAGTCCCGATCAGATTGTTAAGGCAAAGCGCGAGGGTCGCCTAAACAACGTGCTCGGCATCAAGTAACTACCCCTAACCCAGAGAGGTTCGGCAAATGGCCGTTGACACTTTCATTCCAGAGGTCTGGTCGGCAGATCTACTGGTTTCCCTACGTGAGAACCTGGTGTTTGGTCAGCCAGGCATCATCAACCGCGACTATGAGGGCGACATTGCCCAGTACGGCGACACCGTGCACATCGGGCACCTTGCGCGCCCGACCATCAGCACGTACGTCAAGAACAGCACCACCATCACGCCTCAGACCCTGGCGACCACGGATGACACTCTGATCATTGACCAGAGTAAGTATTTCGCGTTCGAGGTTGACGACGTTGACGCGCGCCAGGTGCGTGACGGTGGCCAGCTTCTGAACCGTGCGGCGAACGATGCTGCGTTCGGTCTGGCTGAGGTCACTGACCTCTTCCTGGCCAACCTGATGGCGACCAACGCGGGTAACGTCGTGACCGCTGGCACTGCGGCTACCGCTGACGACGCTTACAAGATCGTGCTGGCCCTGAAGCTGAAGCTTGACAAGGCCAAGGTTCCGGTTGCGGGCCGCTTCCTGGTGGTCTCCCCTGAGTTCTACTCGCTGGTCCTCCAGGACACCCGGTTTATCTACGCGAACCAGTACGGCTCCAACGACCCGATCATGAACGGGGAGGTTGGCCGCATCCTGGGCTTCAGCGTGATGGTGTCGCTGAACCTTCCGGAGGGTACTGCCGCAACCTCGCCCGCTGTCTCCAACTTCGTCGTTGCCGGTCACTCGATCGCCACGACTTACGCGGAGCAGATCAACAAGGTTGAGGCGTACCGGCCGCAGGACAGCTTTGGTGACGCGATCAAGGGTCTCCACCTGTACGGCGCCAAGGTTGCGCGTCCAGAGGCTCTGGCCGTGATGGATGTTGACGTGACCACGGGTCTGCCTGCGTAAGGCTGACTGAGTCGGGGGTCACCTACCAAGTTTGGTATGTGGCCCCCGCACCCGTTCCCATTCCTTCCACAACGAGGAGTTTCACGCATGGCAACCATTGAGGTTGAGAACAAGTCCGGTCAGGTGGTCCGCTTTTCCCTTGAGGAGAACGGAGAGCAGCATCAGTATCTGCGGAAGCTTCTGAAGCGCGATGAGCTAGAGCGCGTGGACGTTGTCCGTGAGACTGCCACCCGGGGCCGCAAGGCTTCCGCTTCCGCCGAGTAAAGGACGTGACCCATGGCGCTTGCACCACTGGCGACAATCGCTGACCTTCAAGCGCGTGGGGTCACGGTCGCTGACACTGAGACAGCGGTTGTCAACACCTACTTTGATGTGGCTTCCGCGCTGGTTCGTACGGCTGCCGGTACGCCGATCACGAGTACGACCAGCACCATTGAACTTGAGGGCGATCACGATAACCGCCTGAAGCTTCCCGGCAACCCGGTTACGTCTGTCGCGTCTGTGACTGTCGACGGAGAGACTGTGACTGACTGGAAGCTGGCTAGCGGCTCGCTGTGGCGCCGTTTGGGGTGGCGTGCGGTCAAGTGGTCAAGCTACGGCTGGCGGGCCGATATAGAGCCGTCCAGCGTCGTTGTGACCTATACGCACGGGCTTCCGACCGTTCCGCCGGACATCGTTGATCTCGTCTGCCGTGTTGTTGGTCAGGCTCTGGTTCAGTACCGCGCTGGGGACGTGACTGCCCGTGTGATCGACATGGAACGCATTGGCGACTATATGGCCAAGTACAGCGACGCTGAGACTGGCACGCTGGCCCTGTCGCAGGCTCAGCGGGATTACCTGGCTGCCCGGTTCGGGACGGCCCCGGGTGTGATTGTGCGGTCCCGATGAGCCGCATTGTCCGCCTGCTGAACAGTCGCGCTGACGTCTATCGAGAGCAGCGCACGGCCGACGGCATGGGCGGGTTCACTACCGCCTGGGCCCTGGCCGGTACGGTGCCCGCCCGGTTCGCTCAGTCGAACGCCACTGAGCAGACGATTGGCGGGCAGTCGGGAGAGACCCAGTTTCATTCGGTCTACCTGAACCCTGACGCTGATGTGCGGAGGGGCGACGAACTACGGAAGGGCCAGGACACCTACCTAGTCATGTCCGTGTCTGAGCCGAGCATGCCGGGTGTCTACCTGCTGGCTACCTGCCGCTACCGTCAGGCTGGTGTCTGATGGCGCGTGACAGTGTTCGTGGCTTGCGGGGTGCCCTGGCTCGTATTGCCCAGATTCCCCGCCGCGCCGAGATGCTGCGTGCTGAGGCCCTGAACCAGTGGGCGGAAGACCTTCAGAAGACCGCCAAGGAACTTGCCCCGGTCCGTACGGGTGCCCTGCGGGAAGCCATCGAAACCCGGGTGAACACCAGCAGCGGGAAAGCCTGGGTCCAGATCAAGCCCGGCCACGTACGCGATTACGCCTACTACGTGGAAAAGGGAACGTCCAAGATGCGCGAGCAACCGTTTATGGGGCCCGCTGCACAGATCAACCGGCGGGCAGGCGAACGCGCGCTACAGCGTGCTGCGCCCCGATTCTTCGGAAGGTGGTGACCCGTGGCAACCGCCCTGCGCCCCCTTCAGACGGCCATCTATACGAAGCTGACTGGTTCGTCCGCGCTGATGGCCCGAGTGTCCGGGGTGTACGACAAGGTTCCTGAGCCAGCGACTTACCCGTTTGTGACTATCGGCGCAATCTCGGAGAGCGTTGACGACACTCACGACCATCAGGGCCTTGTGTCTCTGGTGAACGTGCATGTGTGGTCTATGGCCCCGGGCGACAGTGAGACGTATGACGTGTTCGCTGATGTGGACGCTGCCCTAGACCGGACGAATCTGACTGTTGCCGGGTTCTCTCAGGTGTTCATCAAGCACACCCAGCATCAGACCATTCCCGACCCTGACCCGCGCATCCGGCACCTGAGCGCGACCTATCGGGTCAGCATGAGAAAGGACTAACCACAGTGGCCGGTATCGACGCATTCGGCATTTCCCTAGAGCGGGGTGACGGTATGACGCCAACTGAGGCGTTTACCGCCATCGGCAACGTCTATGACGTGAAGGGCCCGGAGATCAAGCGGGACACCTATGACGTCACTGCGCATGACAGCGCGAACGGGTGGCGTGAGTTCATCGGCGGTCTGAAGGATGCCGGGGAGGTCACCATTTCGGTGAACTACGATCCGAGCATTCACGACACCCTTGTTGCGGACTTTGAGGACACCGCTCCCCGTAACTACAAGATGGTGTTCCCCCAGAGTCTTGGTGAGTGGGCCCTGAAGCTGATTCTCACTGAGTTCAGCCAGGAAGCGCCCAGCGACGACAAGCTTTCCGCTGAGCTGAAGTTCAAGGTGTCCGGCAAGCCAACCGTAACCGCAGGAGCGTAACCACATGTACCTTTCCGCTGACGACATTCTGAACGCTGATGACCTACCGCGCGAAGCTGTCGACGTCCCGGAGTGGGGCGGTACGGTTCTCGTCCAGGGCATGAGCGGCACCGACCGGGACCGGTTTGAGGCTGCCATGCTGAACAAGGACATGACCGGGGTCGACAAGGACAAGGCCCTTGAGATGTACCGGGCTCGACTCGCTGCGGCTTGCATTGTTGACGAGAACGGCAAGCGGCTCTTTCAGGGTGCGGCTGTAAAGCGTCTGGGAGAGAAGAGCGCCCAGGCTCTTTCGCGTGTGGTCGACGTGGCCTCTCGCCTGTCTGGTCTGACGCCTGAAGATGTTGAGGAACTGACGGGAAACTGATTGACCGCCCAGAGCGTCAGTTCTACTTCCGGCTAGCCGGTCACCTTGGTATGCCCGTTCGGGAATTGCTTGCGCGGACCACGTCCCGTGAGCTTTCCGAATGGATGGCCTACGAGAAGGTGACCGGCCCGCTGGACCTGCGCCTACGCACTGAGATTGCGGCCAGCATTGTGGCGGCGACTGTGCACAACGCCAGCGGTACGAAGACCAGGGCCAAGGCTGCCGACTTCATGCCCACTTGGTTCCGCCGCAGGCGCACGGTTAAGGAACTGTGGCAGGACGTCATGCGCCTCAATAGTGCTCTGGGCGGCGA